TACGTGGCCTGTTCAATCGTCCACAGGTTCAAGCCGCGATTGGCCCAGTCGAGGAAGAGCAAATTGAGCGAGCGGCGGGCCGTGGCGAGCTGATACCCGCTCTGCGGCCGCATACCGCAACGCTCATAAGCCTCTTCAACCAGGTCGTCAATCGACAGGTCGAACGTGGTCGTGCCAGACGTCGTCATTTAGTCGCACGCTCCACCTTTGCGGTAGCCCTTGACCATCATGCCGCCGCCCATCTTGCCAACAATCTTCTTGCCCATCGCCATGCGCTTGTGCTCGTTGATGTTGCCCTTGTTGGCCATGCCGCCCTTCTTCATCATGACAGGGCCAGTCTTCTTGCTCGTTTCCGAGACCATCTTGTTGCGGGGACCGCTTTCAACAGCCCCGCCGCCGCGCATCGCGCAGCCCATTCCACGTCCAGCCATGATCAGCCTCCCCGCTTCATTGCACGGCCCTTGACGTCGGCCGTTTTACGCTTGACGGCACGGCCCATCTTGTCGGCCATCCCGCCCTTTTTCATCTTGCCGACGCCGTCGGCGGCGAAAGCGGGAACGGACTTGCCGCCCTTTTTCACCATCTTCATGCCTGCGTTCTTCATCCGCTTACCCTACCTTTCGGATTTCGTCCAGCTTTACTTCCAGACGGTTGAACCGCTGATCGACGTGATTGACAAACTTGTCAATCCGGTCATCGACCTCCTTGCGCGTTACGTGGTCACGCGCGACTTCCTCTCTCGTCTTGTTGAGCAAAATGCCGAGCCTTGCGAGCTCGTCCACTTTACTCTTCAAGAAGAACCCCATAACCCCCACGACCGCAGTCAAGACTACGTTCCAAAGCATCATTTCCACGGGTCAGCACCTCCACCTCTTACGAGCCTGACGAATCCGGCTGTTAGGGTCTTTGGCTGCCTCAGGAAACATCTTCATCTGTCCTTCCGATCGTGCACAGTACGAAGCACGCCGCTTTGCGCGATCACCTGTCGGGTCTTTCTCGGTGACAGCGGTCTGCAGCTTGCTACCGGGGTTCGCACGGCGGTATGCCTGCACGCCCTTCTTGGTCATGCCCGCACCGGCCTTGGTCGGGCGGAAATTACCGCTCTTGACCGAGGTCTTGATGCCCATGCCCTTCTTGGTAGCCATTACGCGGCCGCTCCACCTTCAAAGAGTACCGTCACACTGGTGATGGTGGCTCCAAACTTGACGTAGACGCCGTCCTTGAACAGGATACCCTGGTCAGGAATGACGAAGTTCTGGGAGTCTGCGACCGTAGTGGACGACAGCGTCATGAGCAACGGATCGGTATCCGCATCCCCATCGTAGAACTCGATCGTGGAAGGGCCCGATGCGCCATGCGTGAAGTACAGCCCGCAAACGCGAGTCCGCCCATTGATCGCTTGACCGGTTGCCGTCTTATAGACGGTTGAGATATTGCTGGCGCTCATGTCAGCCCCCGCTTAAACGAGGTCGCGAGCTTGCAAGTACGTCACCGTGACAGTAGCAGCGCCCGCAGTGCCATTACCGTTCTGCGCGGTAAAGTCTGCCAGGACCTGGATGCCCGTCGTTCCGACGTCCGTCGCGACACTGTTGGTCAAAGTACCACGCGTAGTGGCCGCGCTCTTGACCGAAGTGGCAGGAAGGAATGCGGTAGCTGCGGCGGACGTGCCTACAGAGACCGTGGCCGTACCCGTGTCATCGTTGGCCGTGGTGACGTTCAAAATGACGTCAACAATCTGCGAGCCAGCGGGAATGGTGGCGACCACTTGATCAGCAGACGTTGCACCGATGATGTCGATGACCGCCGACTGAGCCATCAGCACAAAGCCGACGTTGGCGACGTTAGTACCGACAGTGGTGCCGGTGGTTTGGGAAATAGGGCCGGCTTTAAGCGGGCCCGAAAAGGTAGAAGCACCCATTTTGATCCTCACATGCGAGTGTGTTGAAGCACATCTGTCTGCATGTCGTCAGCCGGGACTGTCAGATGTGCCGGTAACCCCGGAACTTGCATTGACTATAACCGAAGTCCACCAAAAGAAAAAGGGGGCTTTCGCCCCCTTTTTCGAGCCTCTTAGGCTCCTGGGCATCCGAAGATGCCGCGAGGATCGCTGAAGCCGAAGCTGTAGCGCTCGCGAGCCTTGTAGCGGACGTTGCCAGTATCGAAGTCGCCCTCGAAACCAGTGCGGATCGCCACACGAGAGAACATCTTCATGCCGTTGGGCGCGTCGGTCTTGATGAACCATGCGTCCGGGTCGGTCAGGAAGTGGTTGACAGAGTAGCCCTGCGGCACCATGCCCATGTTCCGAATGGCGTTGATGTCGTTGTCGGCCGTACCAACGCGAAGCGTGGACTTCAGGATACGGTCGGCAGTGAACATCAGCTCCTTCGGGATGATGAGCTTGAGGCCCTGGACAGCGATCTTCAGGCCGCGTTCGTCCGTGAACGCAGCGATGTCGATCAACGCCTGCTCCAGAGAGGTCTCCGACAAGTCGGCCGGGGTGGTCAGCTCGTTCTTGAGGTCCGGGCCCGACAGGGTCGGGTGATCCAGAGCACACAAGGGCTTGCCGTCGCCACCGATCGAGGTGTCGAATGCGCCGTTCAGAACCGAAGCAGCTTTGATCTGCTTGGTCTGGGCCATCGAGCGAGCCAGTGCCTTGGTGTAGCGGGCCGACAGACGGTCGTAGAGGTTGTCCTCCACGGCTTCTTCGGTCAGCGAGAACGCCAGGGCGATGGTCTCGTGGGTGTAACGAGCAGTGTAGACCTCTTGTGCCTGGTCGTAAGCGACACCAGCACCTTCAGACTTCACCGGAGCCTCAGCGAAACCCGACTCCATGACCTCTTCTTCAAACGCGCGGTCTGAAGTTTCGATCGAGTAGATTTCTTTGTGCTCTTCCTCGTAGTTCTTGTATTCAAGGCCAAACAGAGCGTTGAGACCAGGCTCAAGCTCTTTGACCAGTTGTGCGCGGGAAATTGCCATGACTCAGCTCCTTTACTGACCAGCAACACCGGCACTGCCGTACAGGTGCTCATTGATCTTCACAACAACCACGGTGTAATTCTCATCGAGGTTGTTACCGGGGACATCCCACTTACCAACGAGCTTCAGGTTCAGCGCAGCGGTAGTGGCGATCGTGGACGAATCCAGAGTCATGTTCGACAGACCGGTCGTGGTGGAGCCCGTGGTAGAGGCCGTCACGTCCGCGTTCTTGCCGAAATCACCCTGAACGATGTCCTCGTCAGCCTGGATGATGAACAACTGGCTGGGATCATCAATCACATCGGCCTGGATAGTGCCGGAAGTGATGTTGATGGAGCCCGGATAGAAGTTCTTCCAGGTGGGCTTGCCGGTGGTGGGATCGACGTAGTACACGCCATTCAGAACGCCCACAGCCGCCGTATGGGTGGCAGGGTTGAACTTCAGGATATACCCGTCTTTGAGGGTGACCAAGTCACCTTGATAAATTGCCCCGGACTGGTTATCAGCGATCTGGTAGCCGTACTGCTTTTGAGAGCCGGTAGCCGACAGATTGCCGAGAGGACGCAGACCAAAGGGCTTGTTCACGTTAGCCATTTGATGGTTCCTTCAAAAAGTGAATTCACTGGCCCTTGGTAGAGCCGCCGAATGAAACACGAGACCTGCGTTCGGGCCGCTGAATGACCATGTTGTGATGCGCATTGGCCTTCATCAGCTCGTTATCCGCAGCCTGCATTTGGTCGATCGCTCTGGTCTGATAGTACGCCTTGCGCTCGGCCACCGTTTCGTCTGGAATGCGTGCCAGCATCAGGCCTCCCACGCTGATAACACCAGCATGTCGGCCGTCTTCAACCGTCGGGACATGGTAGTCGGGGTATTCGTCGCCACGAACCAGTTCGTACCCCTCACGGAGACGTCCTGCGATGTTCGTACGGTCGGCGACACCACCGGCTTCTGCTCGAATCCAACGGTGCTGATATCCAGGGGGCGCGGGCGGAGCATCAAGTCGCGAAGGCGGGGCCCAAGGACGACGGCGCGCATCCTTTGCACGAGATTCGGCCTCGCGCGTGGTGCGATTAAGAGAGGGTACTTTAACGTCGCTCATGGTTTCACTCCTTCACGTACTTGGCGTATTCCTCCAGAGGAACACCCAGCTTTTTGGCAATTGCAACTTGACTTGGCGTCAGTTTGACAGTGCGGCGTGCAGCTTGATTTATCCCGCTTGAACGGGAAGCAGGTGCCACGGTTTGCTGCACGTTACGCGTGGCCCCACTCTGCGCGAACCTTTTTGGGAAGGCGTCGCGAATCCTTCGATCTAGCTCATCATAATAGGTGTCGGAGTTAGGGTCAACGCCCTCCACTTCGATCAACTGACGATGAATGCCCCATGCAGCATGGGTCATGACCGTATCCCGGCCGTACCAGGAGTTCTTTTCTACCCAGTCCTCGACCCGAGGATCAAGCTCCTGAGGAGCCTGGCGCTGGGGCTGTGCCTGCTGCATGGCGGCCTGCTGGGCAGCCTGTTGCTGCTGCAGTGCAACCTGCTGTAGGTAGGCCTGGCGCTGGGCCTCGGCCTGGCTGACCTGACTGGACTCCATGGTCAACGCCGTCAGGCGCTGCTGGGCCTCGGTCTCGGTGTCCACATCGCCCTCTTCGCGGGCCTTGCGGATGATCTGCTTGAGCGCCACCACCTGGGTGTCAATACGCCCCCGGGCCTCGTTCAGACGGTCCTGGTCAGTATTGAGATACTGCTGCTCCAGTTGCTGGGCACGCGCCTGCACGTTGCGGGCGTACTCCAGGGCGGCTTGCTCGCGCCGCTGCGTCTCGCGTAAGCGAGCCGTCAGCTTGTCAATGCGCTTTTGGACGCCGTCGCTGTACTGATCCAGCTCGCTGCGGTTGTTTCCAGCACTTTGCGCGCCGGCTGAGACAACCTCGGGAGGCTGCTGTTTGTCGATCTGCTCGGCCGTTCCGTCCTCACTGACCTGAACGGTGGCAGGCTTTTCGTCCTCACCAATACTGAACTCCAACTGTTCTCCACTCATCGTGCTCTCCTTCACATGTGCAGAATGTCTGACGGATCGTTGACCACGCCCAGGACTTCGTCATCGTTGATGAAACGAATCTCACCCCCGTCGATCGGAATACGCGCGCCCGCGTAGCGCCCGAAGATGATCCAATCACCCTCCTTGCACCACGGACCGGTGGGGAACTTGCCCCCATCGGCATAGGCCAGATCGCCAACCTTCAGCACGTAGCCACACACGGTGGCAAGCTGGGTCTTGCGCTGCGTTTCCTCGGCCAAAACGATGCCGCCCTTGGTCTTTTCCGCGCCTCGGTAAGGCAGGATGGCAATGCGCCAGCCCGTGGGCTGCGGAATACGGTCCATGACTTCCTCGTGGAGCTTGTCGGGACTGAACCCGGCCTCCGTGTAGGCGTCATCGAGCGTAGGCGGTTTGGCAGCCGCTTCGTCGCGCCATTTGCGCTCCAATGCGGTCAACTCTTTGGTGGGGGCGTCAGTGATTTCCATGGGTCTCCTTTCAGGTGAGTAAATCGTCGTCATCCGTGTGCTTCTTCAACAGCGCTTTCACGGAATCCTCGACCATCTTCAAGCCTTCCAGACGACCCA